CTCGAGCCTACAGCCTTCGCGGTCTCGCAAGACGGCGACTCCAGCATCAGAGATTTCCATCGCCGCTCATTCCTCCGCCCGCTCAATCCGGCGTAACACCTCGTCACAAGGATTGGTGACGTTGATCAGTCTGCCGTCAGCGGTCTGCAGCGAGCATTTGACATCGGAATGCAGAAGCTCGCTCGACGGCGCTCGCACGCTGACGATTTCGGTTGGGTTGACGTAGATGACTTGCCCATCCAACCCGTTGAGCGCGACCAGCAGCGTGGCGGCGAGCATGATCACGCTTCCCCCGGCGATGTTCGAAACAGTTTCCCGTCACCTCGCCACCAACGACGCCAATCGCCTTCATCCCACTGTTCGAGGCAGGCGCGCTCCCACACGCTGACCGGGACCATGCCGACGCCCTGCATGTCGGCGCGCGGGTTGTGATCGTCGCGTCGGCGCGCGGCCCCGGCGAGGATCTCCTCGACGTCCTGTTCCGTCTTGACCGTGACCTTGTCGGGATCCTCGTCGTCCCAGATGAGGGTGCGACGGACGCCGTCATGGTCGCGATAGATCCTGACGCGCTCAGCCATCGGGTTTGACTCCCAGGCCGAGCGCGATCGCGAGCATCACCTTCTCGAGCTGCTTGAGCCTGTCTCTGAGCTCGAGCAGCACGTTGAGGATGTCGCGCTGAGTGTCCTCAGTCATATCAAGCCCCCACTCTAAGTAATTCAGGGCCTGATATTACGGCTTGATCCCGTTAAATAAGATATGGGCCAATGGATTCCTGACTTCGTTTCCCCATTCACAGACAATCATCCGGGTTTCCGCGTCTCCGGTTTTTGCCATTAGGTATTGACGGAACGCTCTGAAGAACGCAACGGCAAGATAATCTGGATCAATAAGTAACCCAACATCTGTAGGTACCCAACGACTAGGAGCAACCTTGATCCGACCGAAGTCAGTGGCGATGACATCTATTGTACTAACTACTTCAGTCTTGCCCACAAGCACCTGAGTCGTTGATCGGCCGGTGAAGGTGCTGATGGTCCGCTTAACGCCTGGGGGCACGATCCACAGGGTCGGCGATCCGCCGTTGATGTAGGCCTGCTGCATCGCTGCGCCCAGCATGGCCTCGGTGATCTGCACTTGAGACGCGCCGGCCACCGCGGCGAAAGCGTCGGTGGCCAGGACCGGCAGGCCGGTGGTGACGCCGGCGACCGCGGCCCCGGCGACCGCGTTCTTGTCGACGGCGCGGCCGAGCCAGTGGCAGATCGCCTCGGTCTTGCGCGCGGTCGGGGTGGTGTCGTCGCCGTCGGCGCGCGGCTGACGCGAGCATAGGATCGACTCCATGTCGCTCTTCAGGACCTTGGAGGCGATCGCCATCTGGTGCGCCATTTCCGACGATTTGCCGGCGGCGTCGACCTCTTCCTGGGTTCCAGAGACAGTCGCGTCTCTTTCGCTGATCTGGGTGACGTTGTTCCTGCGGATGGTCGGCTGAGCCGGGGCGTTGGCGAGCTGGAAGCCTTCGACCTGGGCGTTGTTGAGATTGACCAGCGGCAGGAATTCGGTCTGCCAGTCGAAGATCCTATTCTTGACGTTCCTTCGGCGCGCGGCCGACATGACCGGGGTGTCGAACGGATCGATGTTGTAGATTGCATTGGACAGATCTTCTCTGTTGCCTACGGCTTCATACGTAGTGAATGCGTTGGTAACCTTGGGCATGATGGTCCCTCATCGGATGAAGTGCCTGAACACAAGAGCGGCGTCGTCTAACTTGCCGGTCTTCGCCAATCTGGATTGGTCTACGTCCAGGATCCGTCGTGTCGCATTCCCTCGGGGCGTAGCGACTCCGGGTACCAACGTCTTGCCTTGACCGGGAGAGACGGGTTTCGGGATGTCTCTCCTGGCCGTCCAGTTCTGAGCCGCCTGATCGAGCACGGTGAGCATCCGCTCATCGTAGGTCGACGCCAGCTCGTGCTCGTTGAAGCCGATATGCCGGCCATACTCGCGCATCGCCTGCATTCGCTCATTGAGCTGTCTCTCGTCCTGAATTTTCGCCTTCTGGACGAATCTCGCGAATTGATCGACCGCGTATTTCTGCGATCGCTGGTCATATTGCTGTTGCTGCTCGGCGGCGGTGCGCTGGAGTTCCTGGTCGATTGCCGCCCGCTTTTGGTAGATTTCGGCATAGGCCTTCTGCTTGGCGTAGGCGGCGCGCGAATCGACCGCGAATTCCTGGTCCCAATTCGGCTCCGGCGGGGTGAACTCGGCCAGCATCCGGTCCACATATTGCAGCCGCTGCATATAGGCGTCGCGCGCCTGGACGACGGTCTGCGCCTCCTGCTCGATCGCCCCGCGGGCCTGATCGATATGGGTCATCCGCTGCTTGAAGGTCTGCTCCCGGATGTAGCCCTTGAGGGCCTCCGAGAGCGGAACCTCCTGCGTCTGGCCGTCGACGATTACTTCATATTTCGGCTCGTCTTCGGCCCCCTCCTCATCGACGGGCTTATCGGCGTCTGGCTCTTCTTGTTGTTCTTCAGCGGATTCGTGTCCTTCGTCGTCGGCGGCAGGTCGGGCCCCCTCTTCCCCGTCCGGTAGACGTTGGTCTTGGCGCTCGGCGGTTTCGCCGCGCCGGGATCGCTTCTCAACGCCCCGCCGGAGCCCATCTTCATCCCCTTCCTGAGCCCTGCCATCTGCGATTCTCCTCTCCATGTTGGCGAGACGCGCGTTCTCCCCGCCGTCACGGGTATCGCCGGTTAGAGGGTCGCCTTCGACCGGGCGCGGCTCGAACATCGATTCGGGCCGCGTGGTCGAGGCGAACCGGCCCGCCTGATCGCGGCGCCGGTCGGAGATCGTTTCCGGCGCGATCGTCTGCCGGAAGGCGTCTGCAGCTTCCTGAACGCCCTCGGACATCAGGCTCTCCGGGTCCCGCGCGCCATGGTCAGGTCGTTCATGATCGTCTTCAGCATCGGCGACAGCATTTCCAGCGCGCGGATCTGCGCGATCAGCTCGTCGCGGCGCTGAGGGGTGCAACTCATGTCGCGCACCAGTTCGTCGAACCAGATCTGGCGCGCGCGCTTGCATGCCTCGACGAACGCCGGATCGGCGTCGAGCTCGCGCGCCGCCAAGGCCAGTTCGCGGATGCGTGAAAGCTCGTCAGTCATCCTGGTGTTCGACCGTCTTCAGAGCCCACATCTCGGCGGTGTTGAGATGATTGAGGGCGGAGTGGGCCAGTTTCGACTGCTTGGAATCGTCCTTGGCTCTCTGGCCGAGGATCTCGGTGATCTCGGCGAACAGTTCACGCAGCCGCTCGGCGATTTCGTGATCTTCGTCCTCGCTCACTTCGATGCTCCTCACTGTCCATTCCCTCCGTTGCCGCTTCCTGGGGGTGGCTTCATTGCCGCCTGCGCCATCGACGTCTGAGCCTGCAGCGCCGCGGCTTCCCTCGCCTGTTGGATCTTGGCCTGGTCGGTGGCGAAATCGAGCTGCTGCTTCTGCCCTGCCATCGCGGTGTCGATGCTGTGCTTGTGCAGATCAGCGGCGACCTTCACCCCCTCGATCGGATCCGGGCCGGCCTCGGGCTGACCGGCCTGATGCGCGGCCACGCCCACCTTGGCCCGCTCGATCGCGATCTTCTGGTTCTCGTATTCGGTCTTCTGCCGCAATTGCTCGTGCCGGAAGGCGTCGTCCTGCATCTGTTTGGCCGCCTGCAATTGCTGGTCGCCGACCGCCTTGGAGGAATCGGAGCGGACCTTCTCCTGCTGCGCCATCGCCGCCAGGGTCATCGCGTCGGGCTGCTTGGGTTGTTGGGCGATCTGGGCCAGGGTGTTCGGATCCGGGGTCTTGAAGTATCTCCCCGGGTTCTTGATGTTGGCGATCGCCAGCATGTCGGTGATGGTGTTGATCATCTCCGGAATGCCGACCACCGGGTTCTGCGGCCCGAATTGCTGGAACACCGCCATCTGATCGGTCTTGATCTGCTGCAGGGTCATCATCCGGACCGTGTCGGAGCCCTTGCCGAGGGTGGAGTTGACCTCGACTCCCATGCTCGCGTCGAAGGTGCCGGTGTCGACGTCGGTCCATTTGCCGGCCAGGCGCAGGGTGCGGCGTTGGTTGGGGGCCTCGGCGATTTCATTGTAGAGGCCGGTGAACAGCTCCTTGAAGCCAGTTTCGGCGAGTACGCGCGCGGTCAGTTCGACCCGCTCCTGCGCCCCATTGATGATCGCTTCTACGCCTATTGAAGTACTTGACTGCAGCGCCTTGGGGTCGAGGCCCTTGGCGGCGTCGGTGAGGCCGGTGCGGCGCGCCAGGACGTCGTTGAGCAAGTCGACCACCGGCATCGCCGCCTGGCCGACGAACGGGGTCTGGGTGAAGAACACCGCCGCGCTCGGATCGCCGCGAGTTCTGATGACCGCGCCGAGATCGTCGTTAAGCGCGTCGTCGAGATTGGTGGTCAGTTCGTTGATGACGGTCTTCGGATTGATGCTCTCGGCCAGCGAATCCAATACGCCGCGCATCATGTTGGTCTTGATCCGCTGCACGTCCTCGACGTAATCAGCGATGCTGTCGCCGACGATGGTGTGGCTGATCGGGTCGACACTGAAACAGGCGAATTTGATTCGGTTGGCTTCCTCGTCGTTGACGACCTTATATTCGGTCCCCATGGTGCAGATGTAGCGGAGTTCGGCGTGGCCATCGCCGTCCTTGTCGGCCTTGATGTACCATTCGCCGTAGCGCACGCCGTCGCCGACCCGGGTGGCGCTGGAATAGCGGCCGGGGTTGCGGATCTGCGGCTCCGAAGTGAATTCGGGGGTCATCTGGCCCTCGATATACTCGAGGCAATCGTCGCGGTCGTAGCCCATGCCGACCAGTTCATCGACCGAGACGATGCGCTCGTGGCCGACGAGGCGGGAGGTGGCGAAGCTGCGCGCCCAGCGATCGAGGCGCATCTCCTCCGGCGGCACCCCGGCGATTTTAATCAGCGGCTTATCGACCTCGTAGGAGACCACGACCGTGTCGTAAGCTTGGGTGAGCGGGTCCTTCTTCCCCTGATCGACGATCTTGGCGGTCTGATCCATCTGCATCAGCGTCTGGATCTGCTGATCGTTGATATTGACGAAGGTCTTGCGCTTGGTTTCCTGACTGTTGTCGCTCCACCACTTGACGAACCCGGTCTTGACGGTCAGCGCGTCCTTGAACGCGCCGTAGAGGATCAGGAATCCGGGGTTATCCTGCCAGAATACATAGTTGATATATTGGGTCTGCTGCTCGGCGGCGTCGACGTCGGCCTGGTTGCGCGGAATCAGCGAGACGACATTTTCGGACGCCGCGAACAGCCGGATCAGGGCCGGCATCATCAGCATGATGGCGTCGCGGACGTCGGTGGAGACGAAGCTCGACCGATTGGCGCTCTGGGTGTCCTCGTTGAGGAGTTCGCCGAAGGTGGTGTCGGGCT